GGCATTATGCGTAAGTCCCAGAGTCAGGAGCACAGCAGCGATTGATTGCTGCGTAGTGGCATGGCGTAAGACCGGAAGCGTCTAGTGAGTTGTACTCCATGTTAGTCGCTGCCCATCCAGTATATCCAGTCATATCAACCAGATCGAAGATGCAGCCACTGTGGTCGATAACTTCGGCTGTTGTTCCAATGAGCGTCGAGCCCTGCCCGCAGATTACGCCGCGAATTGTAACGTTGGCGGCGATCAAGCCAATGTAAGGCCCGCTAGACTTTTCTGCTATTGAGTCGATCGTGTACTCGATGATCGTGGGTGTGGTGGCTGGCGCGTTGATAAAGGCCCGCATGACGTTGGTGTCGATGTCGTCTTCACCGGCAGCGGTAAAGATCGAGCCACCTGGTTCGACAGCCCACGCACCGACGTTTGGCTGCCATGAGTCGCCGCAAGTTACAGCAGATCCATCGGTGAGCATTCGCACGAGTGGGCCTGCGTAGCTTATCCCGTATCCGCCTGTCTCGATGGGTGCGATCGAGTTGAAAAGATACTTTCCGGCCGCACCGGTTGCGTCGACTGGCTTGACGACTTTGATATAGTTTTGGCCACCTGCGTCGATAGCCCCATTGGTCTGCATACACGCGAATGGCGGGATCTCTTCGCCAGAGTCGTTGCGAACATAGATAGGAGCATCGGGTGGAACGAATTGCGGCTTGCGGCCAGGACGATCGATAACAAAACCAGACGCCACCAGATACCGCACGACGTGCAGAACTAGTTCGGATGTCTCTTTCTTAAATACGCCGAGCGTCATCGATTACGCCTTGGCGGTGTTTGAGATCGATGGCTGGAAGTCGAGGAGAGCCGCAGTTGTGGCGATGCCCATGACTGAGACGAACTGGGTTGACGTGATGTCTGCAATAGGTGCGATGGCTCCCTTGGTAGCGCTGACCCCGTAGACAGTGCCCACAGCCAGCGTGGCACCGAGGTTAATCAGCGACTTGCCTGGGGTCGCTGACGGCAGCGCGACAAGGCCGTATCCGTCCGCTGCTCCAGGCGACAATGCGACAGCAGCAACGACAGCTTTGGCAACTGTGTCGTTGGCGTCGGTCTGATACCACTTTCCATCGGTGTGCAGGTAGAGTGGCATTCCCTGGGTTACCGACTCGCCGTACTGGACAACTCGCGTAGGAGTGGTCGATGCTCCGAGTGCTACGTTTGCGGCGGTCTGGGAAATGTCAGCCATTAGACTAATCCTAGTGCGTTGTAAGGGAGAACCCCGAGCGTGTTGAACTCAAGCCAGTGAGCGTTATCGGGGTTGGTTTCGCGGGTGCCATTTTCTTTGAGCAGAATTGGCTTGGTCACAGGGGTCTTGGTCTTTTCGTCCCAAGCGATATGCGGAGTCTCGCCGGCGTTGTCGCGCACGAGAAAGCCTTCGTGGCGGACTCGCTTGTACCAAGCCTTGTCTGCGGTTGTGTTGTAGGGCTCGCGAAACTGGAACGTGGCGGATACTTTCCAGAATCCTGCAACGCCGTTGGTGATGATGTTGCTGGCGTTGTATTCCATGAGCCGGCATGTACCGGCCGGCCAATCGAGAAACGTGTCTGAGTTGACGGACTTCAGGTAAGCCCGTATGGCGTACATATTGATCGAATGGAAGTTGCGTTCAATTGTGGCCACTTGGTCTGCAATGCGTTCAGTGATGCCTTCGATGGGTTCATTGTTTTTAGTGACGATCGGCTTTCCGTCCCAATCCTGGTCTATGGCTTCGTCTGTCGTGGCGTTGCGCCAACTGATGATGGCTTCATTGTCGATGGGCGATGATGTCGCATCGCCTGGGCCAATCTCGCCTGTGTAATTGGCTGTGACGACAGCCATGATGGGCGAGACTCGCTGGGGCTGTAGCGATCGGCAAATGACGAAGAACGTGCCAGGGTAAACGTCGTTGACGAGCGGCAGGCCGGCAGCGGTGTAGACAACCTCCAGCGGGTCGGACGCAGCTAGCGTGACGGTAAAGGCGCGAGTCATCGACAGCGAGCGTTGCTTGCCGTCGGGTGAGTCGGCCGAGCCAGATTGACGGCTCCACATTTCCAGGGCAGGTCCAGCAGCCATTAGCCTACGACCTCCAGTTGCGGTGGTGGCGGTCCGTAATCTTTCAATTCACGGGCCAGTCGATCGAGTGCTTCGACGGTCTGCTCCGTGTTCTTGGCGATCTTGTCGATTCCCTTTTCAGCCGGCCCACGGGTGAGCAGTCTCGACTGGACCGCTTGCGAGCCGATCGAGACGCTGCTGGGGCCACCTTGCCCTTTCTTGGCTTCTTCGAATTCTGCTTGGGCTCTGGCGATGCGTGCAGCGGAGTCTTTGTCAACTCCCTGTCGTTCTAGCGAGAAGCGTTTCGCGGCCTCAGCACCCTCGTTGAGCAGAATGGATTCTTCTTTGAGTCGGTCGATTTCGTTCTGCCTAATGTCTGCGATGCGCTGGGCGGCGTCGATTTTCTTTTGGTTAGCGCGTTCTACTTCGTCGGCTGCTTTCTTCTGGGCTGCAATTAGATCATTTGCTGCCTTTTCTTTTTCGCGAATAGCATCTTGCTCAGCTTTGTCGGCGGCTTCGTTGTCGGCTCGAATCTGATCGTTAATTGCCTTACGTTCTGATAGCTCGCTGCGAAGCTCGTCTCGCATGGCCTTAGCCGCAGCTAGTCTCTGCTTGTCAATCTCGACCTGCTTCTGTGCTTCTTCTGCATAGGCTTTGCGGTTGCCGGTAATCTGCCAGGCTTCGGCCCATTCGTCCGCTGCTTTTTCGGATTCCTTGAGTTGCCTGGTTATGCCCTGAACGTCGTTGTCTAGCTGCTTGAACAGGGCTTCTTGCGCGGCCCGCTTTTCCTTCGGGTCGCGAATAAGCTCGATGTCTTCTTTTTGATTTGCGAAAGCTGTATTTCGCGATTTGGACAGCTCGGCATTAAGATCCGCAGCGGCTTCCTTTGTCCGGTTGAAAGCCCTCTCCATCTTCTCTGTCTGGAAGATGACGTTCCCGAAAGCCTTGCCGACTTGGAATGAAATGACCGCGACTACGGAAGCCAGGCCAGCTTTGAACGCTAACGCTCCGGCACCGCCTGCTTTTGATACTTCGGAGAACTGAGAGACGCGATCGGTTAGCTGCGCAAGCTGTCCAGCGTATCCACCGAGCTGTGATCCGCCGAGTGTTGTGGCGAGTGTTCCGAACAACTCAGTCGAGGCTTTGGCTTTGCCGCTAACATCCTTAATCGACTTAACACTCCGCTCGACATTGCGTGCAGCCTCTGCGATCTTCTTGGATGCAAGATCCTCGGCGTCAATGATTACTTTGGCAGATGCGGTTGTCATGATCTGTTATTGCGTTCGGCTTTTATTGTGTCTTCGTCGCGCTCAAGTATCTGGGCAGCATGCAGGAACCAAGCCGCTTGGTCTAAGACTCCACCACCGACCGGCGGCAAGCCTTTGGCAAACAGGTCAGCCAGCGTTATCAGCGGTGCCATCTCTCGGCAGTATTTGTTCGGGCATGTCGTGACGCTCACGCTTCCCTCGTCGCACTGGTCGCAGCCGTGGCCGTTGCAGGCAGGGCATTCGATCTCGATTGGCTCTGACTCGCTGCCGGCGTCTCTGCAAGTGCTGTCGGTGCATGTTCGGCACAACTCACCCTGTCTAATGTGGGCCGCTACTCGGAGCTTTTTTTTTCCTCGAACGAAACGTGCGAGTTGCTGAGGATCTTCCTGAGCAATTCGCGAGCTTCCCCATGCGTCAAGAAGTCTTTGACACATGCCTCTGCGAAGTCGTGCGGTCCCATGTTCGTCCAGCCGACGAGGTAGTCGTCGAGTAATTTGCAGGTCGCGTCGAAGATCGCTTCGGTTTTGTCATGGCTTAGCGCAGCATCCATGCCGGCGCTCAATTTCATCTGCTCTCGCATCGAAAGCGAAACAACAAAGAACGTAGGCCGAGTGTCTATCGGCTTGTCAGCGTCAATGTCGAGTACGATGGGAAAGCGTTGGTTTGGTTCAAGGCAAAGTGGCATTAGGCTACTAACGCAGTAAAGGTGATGGAAAGTTCCTCGTCGTGAGTCGCTCCGTTTTTATTGCAGGCGAACTCAAGTTGATCGGTGACCAGCTTGCCTCGGTCGGCTTCCTGGTTGTTGATGATCTGTGCTTTGGGAGCGTCGAAGCTGAGTACCGCGTCGGACGAGCCGCCAGCAGGGCCGGCCAGGTCTAGCTCTAGGGCGTACTCAGTCTGGGCAATCCATGCAGCCCAGCGGTCTTGCGTGGCTACGGTAGCGGCTTCGGGGTCGGCGGTGATCTTCGGCTTGCGGTCAGTGATGATGGCCGAGATGTAGCCAGCGTCGGTGGTCGGGCACTCTCGCAAGACGATCTCGTTGCCGCTGTCGATGGTGACTTGCGAGACGCACAGGTTGACGTTATTCCATTCCGCTAGACCGCCAGCGAACTTGAGCGGCTTGGCTGTTGGATAGGTCGGTGCGATGATCGCTACGTCGGATTCGCCCTGGTAGACTCCGGTAAATTCCCAGTCGATATAGCCGGCCTTCCCGGTTGGCAGTGTGACTGTGAACTTACCCGCCGCGCCAGCGATCGAGCGGAACTTGCCATCGACGTAGCATCCAATGGTGAGCGTCTTGACGTTCGAGCCAGGGGCTTCGCTGCGAGGTGTGTAAACTTGGCCGGATTTAACCCAACCGCAGGCAGGGAAGAATGTGTCGGCCCAGGCTGGCTCGGTATCGGTTCCGTCCCATTCCAGGTAGGTGCGGAAGGTTGCTACGCCGGTATATCCACCAGGGACGCTAGATAGGTAGCCGAAGCCGCCCTGGCCCTCACGCGATTCCATTTCCACGTTGGGCTGAATCATCGGGTTATAGACGTTCATGGCCGCGTCAGTGCCGCTCAATGCAATGGGCGTACCGATGGTGGTTTCGATCTTAGCAGCGAGAACTCGCTTGCGTTTCAGTAGTGGCATGGTTGCTCATCGCTTCTCCACGCAGCGAATGAACAAAAATAAAAACTGACTGGCTTTGGTGGCCACCTCCACCAGTCAGCGCTACGTGGCTTAAATGGTTCCACTAGCTTTGAGTGCGATAAATCTGATTCTGCGGTCAATCTGCTTTTTCAATTCGGCTTCGATCTCTGTCACGCTTGGGCCCTGTTTCTTGCCAACTACAAACACACCCCAACTCGATGGTCCGTATTTCTTGTAAATGGGCTGCCTCATTTTTCCGGCGTAACGTCCCTTACTTGCCTTAACTTTGGCACCCTCACGGACAAAAACATGCCCACCAAGCGAGTTGACAACAAACGCGCTCTTGATCGACTTGCGGCCTCGTGTTTTGCTTATCTTGTAGCTGACGCCAGCTTTAGTTTGCCTGGCTCCAAATTCCTTCAGCGAAATGCGCCGGTCTTTCCTGACTTCAAGCGTTGCACTGATGTCTGTGTCTTTCGCTTTCCTGGTCTGGGAAATGGTTGCCCGAATGTTTTTTTGCGGCGTTGCTAGCTCTTTCCCAATCTGCTTTGCAATCAGCGATTTTCCTTTTGCTGCAGTCGCATTGCATGCCACAGCCAGTTCTTTACGCAGATTGCGGCCGGTGTTCTCGATCGCCGCCTTCATGGCTGCGATCTGGCCGGGGTCAATGGTGACTCGCACTAGACCTCCTTAGCCCACATCGTGATCGGGTTGTTGTAGGTGTTTACATCCATTCGATAGATACCCGCATACACAATTGTGTTCTGTACTCCGGTTGAGCTGTCGATTGTTACTTGAGTGGTCCCGTCGTAAACGTCATCCCAGCTCGATCCGTCTCCGGCCAGAACTTGCAAATCGAGAGCGAACGCACCGGCTGACGAGAATGAAAGCATGTAGCGGCGACCAGGAACCAAGTTGATATGGTCCGACTGAGTTGCCGACGAAACGACCACATACCCGCCTGAATTTGTTGCTGCTAGTGCCATCGTCTAAGCTCTTCCGTTGTATGGGTTGTTTTCGTCTGT